TGGCGGAGAGATAGGGATTTGAACCCCTTTTTTGAAAGGTCTTTATGGGTCAAGGCTGGCCATTGCTGGCATTCGGTCTGTTTGCAAGGGTCGCTATGGGCCTGTCTGGGTCTTTGTTTTCGACACTTTTTCGACATTCAATTTCGATTGTTGAGCTGATAGCGCATCTTGCACTCACGCCGCTTAATGCTTCCTTCTTTCCCTACATATGAGCAGATCCAGTCTTCAGGACGGTTCTCCTTTCCTACTACCACTATTTCTTTTGGCGTTGTGGATGTTCTTTGTTCGTCCTGTACAACTCTTGTTGCCTGGACGATATTTTTTGCGCCTGATGGTTTGTAGTTTCTGTCGTTGAACACGGTTTGCTTTTCGGGTGGTGCTTCTATTTTTAGGGATTTTTCTAGCAACTCAATTTTTTCTTGGATTGGCTCGTGTCGGACTGTTGTCCTGGTCGGCTTTGGCTGCGGTGGTGTTTGGTAGTACTGCGTTTGCTCAACTGGCTTTTCTTGTTCTTGGTTGAACCATGGTGTGCCGGAAACGTGAATGCCTTTCTTTATCTGATTTATATCTATGATTATTGGTTTTCCGAACATTATAGCCAGCGCCCAAAAGACTGCGGACCCTATTCCTAGGATCGCGGCAAATCGCCATGGGCTTTCTTTTTTCCTGTTGCGAATGTATTCGGGTATATCGTCCTGGTCTGCTTTCATTTTGCACTCCTTTGCCGGAACCATCTTTTAGCTGCTAGTTCTGTTAATGCTATCCCGCGCTTTGAGTTTGCAAGTTTCGATGTGCTTCATCGTATTCGGGGCTTGTTTGTCCGCTATCGGGATTTATTTCTCCCGATGCGAGCCATAGTGCGTATTGCGGATAAATTTTTACTAGCACGTCAATTTCTTCGGTGCTGACTCTTACTGCGCCCTTGCTAACACTTCGCCATCTGTCGTGGTTTCCCCCGCCAATTTCGCTTGCTCTTTTCGGGCCTACTAGCTTTATCAATAGCCTGGCCCTATCAGCGGACGTTTCCATATAGAAATATTTCACCATTTATTGCGTGGGCAATAGTTTCCCACGATCACTAGCTGGGTTATAGTTTCCCTGAGAGAAATAATTGCCCAGAAAGTTCGGGCGCCCTCAATGACCCAAATAGTGCCGGAATGACCATGACAATGGAACTGGAATCCCTAGACGCTAGCCGCCTCGTCGAGGTGCAAAAGGATGTTGAGCTGATCGAGCAGTGGGCCGAACGCAATGGCGTGACCTGCGATACGGCCCGTGCTTGGGCTAAGCGTGGCGTTCTTCCCACGATCAAGCTCGGCAAGCGCCGGATGATTAACTGCGTTCAGTTTCGTGCGTGGCTTCTGGAACAGGAGTGGACGGCATGAGCCGTGATCAGACCGATCAGCAGTCAACGTCTCGTCCTTCGTGGCTGGACGGGGGCATAGAAGCTCTTGAGATGGTGAAAGCTGATATGTCAGCTGCTGAGCCTGTTGCTGTTGAGGTTGAATCGAAGCCAATCCGCCGTGCGGTTACTAACTGGTTTCGCGAGGTTTCTGCGGGCGGGGATCAGCCCTCTTGGGAGTGTTTTCTTTCTTGTGGTCATACCGCTGTTGCTCGTGGCGTGAAGGGGTTCAAGCCTCGTTCTGCCCGCTGCTATGAATGTGAAGCTCTACGGGTAAAGCCCCAGGCGCAGGACTCGGCCAATGAAGGGTCTGAGCCAGTACCTGCGCCAATCTCACGCCCCGAACTGCGACTGCTCTGTCTGCTGGTCAAGGATCGCGACGGCAAAGCCCGCTCCCTACCCGTCCACACCATGCGACCAATGCCGCCCCGCGTCCTGCGAGTTGGTCGGTGGTCGCTGGCAAGTGATCCCGCGCTTCACCTGCGCGAAACACGAGCCGAACGCCCGTCCCCCGAAGTATTGGCACGTTATTCACGACAGCGGCAAACCAACGCCTTACGTACCTATCGGCAAGACGTTCGATCTGGAGCTTTGAGCCCGTGATTTTTGTCGTGCTGATTCTCTTTCTAGCGTTCTTTCTGCTGGTCTTCGGGCCGGACTGAATTAGGAGTTTTAACCATGATCCCGCCCCGCCTGAGTCAAGTTGAAGATAAAGAGGTGCGCTTCTACGTGGTGGCGCAGACCTCCATCAAGCTCGCCTTGAGTGAAGAGGCTGTGAGACGCGGAACAGACCTTTGGTCCCTGGGCGGTGCCGTCCTGGCTCAGTGGGTAACGGCTGGCTGCCCTGACAGCCTGTCTGACAACTCCGCTCCCTCTTCCCCCGCCCCGTCGCCATCGTCGTCGGTCGCGGGACCAAAGGAGCCCGAAGCCTGATCCCTGCAAGGGCGCGAAGCGGCGTAGCGGACCCTTGCAGGGGTTAGGTGTAGGGCTACGGTCCTGAGCGACCGATGAGATGGCAGAGGGGTGGGGGAAGAGGAACCCCCGCCCTTGAGCCTGAGGCTGAGGAAGCGCTTTTGACCTTGCTTTTAGGCGTCGGGACGACAAGAGCGACAGGGATCGTTACCCGTAAGGGCCAAGACCGTAAGGGCTTGGTGAGCGAAGCGAGTAGAGCCCGCCCCGTAAGGGGTCGCCAGACAGAACACGAATCAACGCCAACGGCCAAGGCAAAACGCCAAAAGAGGCCAATGGAACAGCAAGCCCAAAAGGGCAAACAATGAGGAAGCAGCAATGTTCGCAATCCCAGCAGCAACATCCATCACCAGCCTGTTCGTCATCAAGAAAGACTTCTACACGGTGAAAGACACTGGTGAAGTCCGTGCCAACGTCCAAGCCCTGTCTCCGATTCCTGCCGGTAGCAACGGCAACGCCCAAGGCTTCGAAGTCACCGAATATGCCGCTGATGCTTCCTGCCTGGAACAGATCGATCTGAGCGAAGGCCCGGTTGCCCTGACCTTCGAAAGCCAGATTCGCCCAATCACCAATCGTTTCGGCCGCACCACGAACACGCAAATGCTCGTCAAGGTCGTGTCCAGCCAGCCGGCTGCGCGTCAAGCCGCCGATCCTGCTGTTGAGGCTCGGAAGCTGGCTGCCCAGCAGAGCACAGCAAAAGCTGCTGACCCGGCCAAATCCTGACGGAGATAGCTAGATGAAAGCGCCACTTCGTTTTGCTTTTGGCTGGGTTATCTATCTGGCGATATTCATGGCAGTTAATCCGGCTGTTTCCTACTTGTGGGTAGTTATTCAGGAACAGCCGCTAGTTGTCACAGTATTTGCTTCGTTAGTCGGCGTCGCGTTCTTCATCTGGCTTCACTTCAGAGTTATGCGTCCTTTTTGGGGCTGGTGTGATGCCCCGCTGAGTCGGCAAGGAACTTCAAATGAATAAGCGTCGTTACTTCGTCGCATTGCTTTGGCATTGGTCGATTCCGTTTGTATTCGGAGGGATTGCTACCTTTCTGGCAATGAGCTGGCAAATGGTCGAACTTCTGCCGAGTATTGAGCAGGCATTCGAACAAGCGATTTTGACCCATTGTGAGGTGAAGTAATGGCCCTGTGCGTTGAACTCGCTGGAACAACTCTGACCGCCGTTGGCGAGTATTCAGAAGCCTGCGTTGGATACGCATTGATGACCGCGCAAGAGTTCGCCAGTACGCCAACGTTGGCTGCGCTCTTTGCTATGCCCGAACCTGAGAGTGTTAGAGCTGCCTTCATGGCGGGTCTGTCTCTCCCCCTGATCCTTTGGCTAACTGCCTGGGGATTCGGCGTTGTAGTGGGTTATCTCAACTCACGCGTCGAGCCTGTAACTATCGAGGAGTAAACAATATGGACTTTTCTGCCATCGTCGGCGCAGTTGACGCCACCACTATCGTCGCTGCCATTGCTGCAATCGCCGCCATCAAGGTTCTGCCTGGTGTCGCGAAGTGGGGCTTCAACAAGGTTATCGGCTGGTTCCGTTAACTGAGTTGACCTGCTCAGAGGCTCCTTCGGGGGCCTCGTTTGTTTCCGGGGTGCCAAATGTTGATTCAGTTCGGAATATTCTTTTGGGGGGCACTATGCGCCTGGGCAATTATTTTCGGGTTTTCTCGGCACTGAGTGTTTTGCTGCTTTGGCATTCTTCCGCTAGTGCCTCTGATTATAAATGGTTTGTTAATATTTCTTCCTGGTCTGACCGTCCATTCTCTAGTGCTTCTGCTGCTTGCGATGCTTATATTTCTAGTATCTCAGGAACTTTCGATTCTCTTGTTTATATTGATGATAAAAATTTTAGTTGTCGTTTTCGTGGTGGCCCTAACAATTCATTTGGTTCATATGGCATCTATCGAACCGGTCAAGCATGCCCTGAGAACACTATAAATAACCCTTTGCTTGGTGAATGTGTGGCACTTGAACCTCCTGAAGAAGATGAATGCGCTGACAAGGCCGGCATTGATGAGGGTTTTTCTAAGTCTGGCACGGCTCCTGACGGTTTCGCTTTTATCTCTTCCGGTGGAATTGGTGGAACTCAACGCCAAGGCTGTAAGAACGGCTGCGCTTTAGAAATACATGACAATCGTTGTAAATGGGGTGTTGCGGGTGCTTATTACTGTCGTGGCACTGCAATGTATACGGGGCAGCAGTGCGCAACTACTGGTACTGGCGACCAGATAGACGAAGACACAAATGAAAGCACTGAGCCAGAAACAATTAAAGAAGATGTGCCATGTGTTTATTCGGCTTCAGGCGATAAGCAAGTTTGCGAGTCAAAGAAAAGCGAGGAAAAAGAAGGTCAGTCTTGCGGAACTGTCAACGGTGTTCCGACTTGCGTCTCAACTCCTCCGAAAAAGAATGGCGTAGATATCAGTACCGAAGTCACGACTGAAGCTCATGCTGACGGCTCTACTACCATCACAAAAAAAGACACGGCAACTTCGACAACATGCACGGGCATTAATAGCTGTACTTCGAAAACGGCCACTACCACAACGGTTATCCAGAAAGATGCCGATGGCAATACTACTAGCACTGAAAGCAAGTGCACTGGTGCGGCATGTGGTAGTTCTTACAATCCAGACCGTGACGGTGATGGCCTGGGTGATGGGGAGGGTGAAGGTTCAGGCGGTGAGGGTCAAGATTGGTATACGCCTGGTGATGATACATTCGAAAGTGTGTTGACTCAGTTTGCAGCCGCTGTAAAGCAGACGCCGATTGCTTCCAAGACAACTAACTTCCTGACGTTCCGCGCTTCGGGTGCATGTCCGCGTTGGTCGGTTAGCGTTTGGGTTTTCGATATTGACATCGATCAGCTTTGTTCCGGCAACATTCCTTGGGACGCTATCAGGGCTGTAATTCTGGCCGCTGCTGCGTTTCTTTCATTCCGTATTGCTTTGTTCTGAGGTGATTCATGGAGTTCTTTACGCTTGCGTTTTGGAAGGGGCTTTGGGATGACGGCACTGAGTACCTGGACGACTGGCCGGTCCGCATGCTCAAGAGTCTTCTTGATGGCGTTCTTAAAGTGCTCAACAGTATCGTTCCGCCTGACTTTATGGCCACGCCTATCAGTGATCAGCTTGGTCCGGTTATGGAGTTCATCGGGTTCTTCCTGTCGCAATCTGGCATTACAGAAGCCTGCGCTATGTTGCTGTCTGCCGTGTTGTTTCGGCTGGGGCGCAAGGCTATTACCCTTGGGAGGTGGTAGTTATGGCCATTCACTTTCATGAGGGCCTGCCGGGCGCTGGCAAGTCTTATGAGGCGTGTGTGTTTCACATCCTGCCTACGCTTAAGGCTGGTCGGCAGGTTGTGACCAATATCCGAGGTATCAATTGGGAAAAGTTCGCCGAATTGCTCGAGGAGCCTATTGAATACATTCAGATGCTTCTGATCTATATCGAGCCGGCTGAACAGGATGGTGAAGCAGGCGATATCGAGCGGGTAAAGAATGAGTTTGCCGATAAGACTCCTGACAACGCCATGATCGTATGGGATGAGATTCAGGACTACTTCCCTAGTGGTAATTATAAATTGCCTTTGAATCAGCAGAAGTTCTGGACGGAGCATCGCCATCGTGGGCTTGAAATTGTCATCATGGGGCAGGACCGTGACGACGTTCATAAGATCATTCGTAGTCGGATTGAGGACATTATCTACTTCCTCAAGCTCCAGGCTGTAGGCAGGCCGAATCAGTACAAGTGGGAGCAGCTTCAAAAGCAGGCCAAGGGCAAGTTTGTGAAGATAGGTTCCGGCGTCCGCTCGTACGATTCAAAGTACTTCGGTCTTTACTCTAGTCATCGGCGCGAGAGCGTGAAGGGTGGCGTTTACCAGACATCCCGAACTAACGTTCTGAAGAACTCCAAGCTGCTTTCTCTTGGCGTGCCGGTCGCGTTCCTGGGCGCGATCTATGCCGTTGTTCACCTGTACGGCTTCTTTACCGGTACTGGCGGTGCTGTTGCCAAGCCCGCTACTGCGGTCACTGTTGAGAGGCCTGTGAATACTGCCGCTGGCCTGATTAATCCAGAGCCGCCATCAATGACCGCTTCAGGCACGGTCACCAGTCGCACGGTTGAGCATTCGGACGCGGAACAATCGCCGCCGATTGACTACCTGGACAATCTTGCGCAAAAGCACCTGGTCCGCGCTACGGCGATCATTGATAGCAAGAAAAAAGGCAAGGAACTGATGGGCGAAGTCGAGCTGCTCGACAGCTCCTATCACGTGAAAGAGCGTTTCAGTGTTGCCGAAATCCGTGCCTTGGGCTGGACCGTTACTCGAACCGGTTATGGCTTGCTGCTTGAAAAGCAGGGTGTTGCCTACGTCGCTCGTACCTGGCCGATTGAACTCCGCGCTCGCGTTGATCGACGGACAGTCGATAGCCTGGGCACGGGCGCAAGCGGTTTGCCGCGCGCACGTGAGCAGGCTTCATCTCAATCCGCCGATATCGTTTCGGTCGGCTCTGGCAATCCAGGCCATCTGTGGTGATCGATATGGCTGATGACTTGGTCGAGCTTCAAGCGCCTGATGGCGTGATCATCGTTGCGCCGGCCGATGGCTGGCGTGCCTGCGAATGCGACAGCCGATCTGATGGCTCGGACTGGTGCGAGGATTGCCGTGAGCGCTTCGAACAGTCCTGGGATGAGTGCTTCGATTCTATGGGGCGACCTTGGTCGATGGGCAGTTGATAGCCTCGATGCGGGCGCAAGCAGCTTGCTGCGCGCCCGTATCGAGGCTCTGGTGACGTCCCTGTAGCACGTCAATAACACACGAAAGAAAACGGTCAATAACAGTCATTAAGGATCAGTCATGGCAAAGGATCAGACTCGAGTTCAGTTCACCTCTGAAGGTGAGGTTGTTGAGACGGCGAAGGGCCGCTTCTTTTTTGATAGTCACCTTGCCAAGTTCACCGATCTGTCAGGCGTTCGCCTGTTGCGCTGTGGCGTAGATACCGTTCGCCAGCTCTATGAGGGCCTGCTGCGGCCCGAACTGCTGGCGCTGTTCGGTGACAAGCCCTGCTTGGTCGATTTTGCTGGCTATCGCTTCCATGCCTCCCGTGTGGGCCGCGACAGCGGCTACCAGTTCAAGCTTCAGAATTCCGACCTCGGGTTGGTCCTGCTTCTGAAAAACTTCAACCGTAAGCTGGATGCCATCGGGCCGCACCTGAAGATCGAAGTATCTCCCCATGCTATTGATGCCCACGAGCCTGAACGCCTTCAGCAGCTCATGGATCGCTTGGCCGGCGAAGCCATGAGCAACGTGGTTCCGAAGCAATGTGCGGTGCACATTGCGGTCGATTTCCAGAATTGGACGCCACCTGAAGACATGGTCGCGCGCATGCATTGCAAGGCGACCTCCATTCGCAGCTTCGACGGTGTCAATCGTTTCGAGTGGGCCGACAAGTCGGCTACCTATGGCCGTGGCCAGTCCTTCCTGTTCGGTTCTGCGGGCGCCTGTCAGCTCGGCTTCTACAACAAGACGCTTCAGGCTCGCGCTATCGACAAGCTCGACTTTTGGGAAAGCGTCTGGAAGCGTAGCGACAGCTTTGATGAAAACGACCCTGACAATTACGACCCTGAGCAACCGGTGTGGCGTGCTGAGTTCCGTTTCCATCACTCTATCGTCGATCAGTTTGCAGCCGGGAGCTGCTCCACTGAATCTGGCCAGTTCATCGAAACGCGGACCTTCGCAGAGTTTGCGCCCCATCTCGATGGCCTCTGGCGTTATGGATTCAGTCGTTTCCGCCTCATGTCGCGCCCTGGAATCATCGATCCGATTTGGACGCTGTTGCGCGATGATGTGACCGTTGAGACGGGTGTCAGCTCCCTGGTCGAAAAGACCTATTACAAGCGTCAATACAAGACCGCCAAGGGCTTCAGCGGCAAGAACATCGATCTCATGATCGGCAACGCCATCACGCTCGCGGCGCGGCAAGGGTTGGACGCAAAAAAGACGTATCAGGCTCTTAAGAGCCTGCCCTTCTGGCCGCTGATCCGCACCTATTACCGTGACAAGGGTATGACGCCTCAGGACGTGCGGGCCATGATCGGTGAGCGCCTTGAGGAACGCGTGGTCCGATGGGGAGTTGCGGTCTGATGGCAATCGAACAACTGCCGGATGGCCGCTGGAAAGTCGATGTTGAGCCTGTGAAGGGCAAGCGCTTTCGCAAGACATTCAAAATGAAGGCTGAGGCTCAGCGATTCGAAGCAACATGCCGCGCCAAGGTCATCGAATCGCCGGATTGGTCGCCTCGTCCAAAGGATCGGCGGCGCCTTTCTGAGTTAGTGGGTCGCTGGGCTGTTTTGCATGCTCATACGCTGGCTGACGGTGATGCTCGTCGGCGGCTTTTGGATGCGTTGGCCAAAGACTTGGGGGATCCGGTTGCTGTGCGGCTGACGGGAAATGATTACGCTGAGTATCGTGCAAAAGCGCTTAAGGATGGTGCGAATCCGAAAACATTGAACAATCGGCTTGGCTACCTGCGATCAGTGTTCAACGTTCTTCGTGAACTCGATGACATCGACTATCCCAATCCATTGGCACGTGTCCGTCCGCTTCGGCTTCAAGAAAAGGAACTTGGCTATCTTACCGAAGATCAGATCGAGGTCCTGTTTGAGGCTATCCATCGGCGTTGTACCACGCCGCATGTTGCTATGGTTGCTGCGATCTGCCTTGCCACTGGGTGCCGTTGGGGGGAAGCGCAGTCTCTGGCTCCTGATCGTGTTCGCTCCGGTCTGGTCACCTTTGTGAATACCAAAGGTAAGCGTGTTCGATCCGTTCCGATTGATCCTGTCCTGGAATCGCGGGTCCTTGAGCATTTCAAGCGACACGGACGGTTTTCTAACTGCCTGAACAGTTTTCGGTTGTCTCTGGTAGCTTCCGGCCTGCCTGTGCCTGGCGGCCAGTCATCTCATATTTTGCGTCACACCTTCGCTAGTCGGTTCGTGATGAACGGGGGCAATATCCTGACCTTGCAGAAAATTCTCGGCCATACGTCGCTGACCATGACCATGCGTTATGCGCACCTTGCGCCGGAACACTTGCGGGATGCTTTGACCTTTGGTCCTGTCCGCGATTTTCGACAGTTCTTCGACACTTGGCCGACCTCAAACGAAAAAGCCCCCGAAACTCTATGAATTTCAGGGGCTTAGACGATGTGTATGGCGGAGAGATAGGGATTTGAACCC